CAATGCTGCTTTGAATGCTCAGGAACGGTTAAATGATTTAAACAAACAACAGGTTCAACAGGCACCACAACAGAATCCTGTGATTAGTGAGTTCTCCACTAAGAATCCTATTATCAATCAAGGGTCGGCTCAGTATGATCCAGAGTTCTATGCTGACATGCAGATGATGCAGCATACCATTCTCAATCAAATGACCGGGAATGACCCTAATATGGTCTCTCGATTGACGCCGAACCAGATAGAAAGAACGCTAAGTGTAGCCTACGAACAGGCCAAGAAACTTCATCCTAATAAGTTCGTATCACCTCGTAATGTAAGGAAGACAGCACCTAAATCGCCTCAACGTACTACTAAGCAAGAAACGGGGGACTATGGTACTCGATTGAAAGGGTCAGTTGTTAACACAAAGAACTCAAGAGACAACAACCCGGCTGGTGATCTGTACGAGATATTGAAGAAACGAGATCCAAAAGCAGCAGAGAACTTTGCTAAAAACGTATTAGGAGAAGGCTAATGCCTAAGCTACCAAAGAGAACACCTATCGGCGCAGAAGTAGAACATAAGACTAATGATAAAGTACGACCACTATTAGGTAGGACTAAGCGTTTAGATGCTTCCTTTTATCAGGGTCTGCCAGAGTATGCGGATAAGACTCTATTCTACTGCAATGAATTGGACGGAGAACTTGAAAGATGGTTTGAGTTCGGAGCGGAGCCAGTACCCAAGCGCACTAGGGCTACAAAGACATTCAAAGGGATTAATGACAATACCGATCAGGCTTACGAGTTCACAACTGTAGGAACTGACGAGGGCGGTAATAACATACGATGTTACTTACTGGTAATGGATGCCGAAGAATACCACAGTGTCAAAATTGCACCCCTTATCCAGAGACAAAAGGAAATTTCTGATGCTATGGGTATAGGTAAAGCAGATGAATCAGCAAGGGTAATGCCTAATGTAAAAGGGCTGCGTACTTATGCACCAAATCTTCCTGATGGTGGTACTGGGTTAAGTGTAAGTCATGGGGCATTTGAGACGTAAACTTTGACAAAGTAGATAAAGTAGTATATAAGAAGGGAAAATACGGGCTACATTTCCAGCGAATCCAAGCAGCGGTTCCAGATGTAGTCCTTTCAATGGCCCACCACTTATGTAGGTGCGTGCTATTCACTCGAAATCATACAAGAGCTATGACGGAGAGTAAAAACATACACTTATCTTAAACTGGAGGCCAATTATGGCTAATACTAATGCCCCATTCGGGCTAGTAGCTATTGGTACGTCTGACGGTTCAGATTACCATGGTAAAATTCGAGCAGTAGCGTTCCTCGCTGGTGATTCCGTAGCTTGTTTCGTAGGTGATCCTGTAAAGTTAACAGGTGCCACTACTACTGATGGAAAATTGGAAGTTGTTGCAACTTCTACAACTGCTGTAGCAATAGCGGGTGTTTTTGTAGGATTCCAACCTGATTTCACCAATGAAGGTAATCTTACTAACAATCATCGTTTAGCTTCAACTGCTGTAACGGGTTATGTGTTATTTGGATCTGATGTTCTTTATACATGCCAGGAAGATTCAGATGCTGGTGCAATTCCTGCTGCTGAGTCAGGGTTCAATGTTGATCTGATATATGCGGCTGGTAATACCTTAACAGGTACGTCTGCTGTTGAACTAGATTCGTCTACGGCTCTAGCGGCTAGTGGTCAATTCAGGCTTAGATCTATCAGTCAGCAGATTGACAATGAAATTGGGGTTAATGCCAAGTGGGTTGTGAGCATTAATGAAAATCAAGATGATCACGGCGCAGGTATTACGTAATGGCTAATCCAACAAGTATTACAACGCAAGGCTCAGAAGCCCGCCTATTACAGGAAGGGATTAATGCGATTGCTACGATTGAGTACAAAGATTATGAAATGGAATATGCCAAAATCTTTGAGACTTATCAGTCTGAAAAAGCATATGAGCTAGATGTCTCTCTATCAGGTACTGGCTTGGCAAGCGAGAAACCAGAAGGCACTAGCACAACGTATGATGGTGAGAAGCAAGACTTCGCCACTACTTATACGCATGCGGTATTTAGTCTTGGCACCATTATCACAATGGAAGCACAGATGAATAACCTCTACCGTGATTTGATCATGAAGTCCGGTAAGATGCTCAAGCGTTCACTGGTTCACACCGATGAGCAATTGGCAGCTAATGTAATTAACAATTCCTATGACTCAGCTTTCCCGTTGGGTGATGGCGTACCGTTGTTCTCCACTGCTCATGCATTGGGTAAAGGTGGAACATTCTCTAACCGTTTCAGTGTATTTACTCCACTGAGTCAAGCGGCTGTAGAAGATGCGTTAATCGAGATTGAGGATTATCGTGATGGTGCAGGATTATTGATTGATGCAAAAGGTATGTCTTTACATATCCCTCGTCAATTGAGATTCGTGGCAGATCGTATCTTGGCTTCACGTTTTGAGCCAGGTACTGCTAATAACGCAGTTAACCCTGTAGCCCAAATATTCCCACAAGGCTACCATGTCAATCATCGTTTCACTTCTGGGACTGAGTGGTTTATCAAGACTGACGTGGATGATGGGTTCAAGATCTTTGACCGGATGGGTTATACCTTCGAAACCGATAATGATTTCGGAACGAGCAACTACCGGCACAAGGGCATGTTCTACAAATCCTATGGCGTCACAGATCCTAGAAGCTGCTTCGGTAGCGGTCAGTAAGTAATATCCGAGTTTGGAGGGGCGAAAGCTTAAACTAACACCCTCCTTCCACATTTAAAGTACTGACCCAATACGGGTTGCTCTGGAGAACAAAATGAGTGGTACTAATTACAGTAACGGAATTGTAACACGCACAACCTTTAGCGGATCTACCGCACTTACAGACAAATCCAAATTAGCAGCAACGACCAAGTTTATTAATAAGACTGCTGTTATCAGATGCGATGCTCAAACCTCAGAAACACAAACAAACTTCACCCTTCCTGATACGGCAATAGTTAAAGACGTTTACATTAACGTAATAGCAATTGATGATACTGAAACAGTTGACGTAGGCACTCAGGGCACTTCAAATGATCCTAATGGTTATTTGGCAGCAGTAACCCTGGATGATCTTGGGATTGTTAGAGGATCTCTTGCTGATGCTGCAGTTACACTAGGTGCGTTGTTGTTTGAGATCACAGAGGCAACTACAGCGGCAGCTAGAAACGTAGATGTTACAGCTGGCGGTGATCCAGTTTCTTATACGTGTTCAGCGGGTTCAGATACTGCGGTATTTGATATAGTAATCGAATATGTTGAAGTAGTTTCCGAAGTTAACTAAGGGAGTTGAGACATGCGACCAATATCCGTAACGGTTGGCTCCCAAGATATTAGCTCACCTATAGTTGTAAATTTTGAGCAAGCGAATTTCAAGTTAGGTTTATATGTATCCCTTACATCCGGGGCCACACTGACATATTCAATTCAGCACACAGCAGATTCACCTGTAGATTTTTCCGGTGAGGCGGACTATGAAGCTAATGCAACATGGTTTAATACGACAGGACTGACTGGAATAATTGATGTGTCTGGAGAGGGAAATATAGTGGTCCCTGTTAGAGCAGTTAGATTAAATGTAACCGCTTTCACAGATGGCAGTGCTACTTTAACACTACTGCAAGGGTCTTGACATGGGTGAGGTATCGTTTGGAAAGTCAGACACAGAATTCCTCCTTGAGATAGGCAAAGGAAACATACCGGGGCATTCAATAGCAAACATAGTAGGCAATAATCCCTTAATCTCCACTGTTGAAGAGGATATTTGGTCGTCTGGTGGGGTGTTAATATATCCCACTTCCAACGAGACTTGGGAAATGGTGTCTGCTGATGCTAACGATACGGCAGCAGGCACAGGGGCTCAAGAGGTAACTATAAGATATTTGGATGATGCTTATATTGAACAAGCCCCGTTAGTTCTAGCTACTAATGGCGGTACAATCTCATTTGGGTTAAGCAATAGTTTTAGATTGGTTAATGCTGTTGTTACTAAGGTGGGCAGCGGTGCAGAAAATGCTGGCAATATAACGTTTCAGGTATTGGGCGGTGGTGATATTCGCAGTCAGATCAATGCCACTGAAAATG